GATCAAAACTTCAAACTGCAGTAACCGAAAAAAAGCCAAGTGGCAAAAGGGCAGAACGTCGTAAGTCCTTTTGCCGTCGTATGAAAGGTATGAAATCCAAACTTACATCATCAAAAACTGCAAGAGATCCAGATTCAAGAATCAACAAAGCACTTCGCCGCTGGAATTGTAAATAATAACAAATAGATTTTTATTATGGCTGAACATTATCTTGGCAATCCACTCCTTAAAAAGGCAAATACCGTAGTCGAATTTACTGAAGAGCAAGTTCTAGAGTTTGCGCGATGTCAGGACGATCCAATTTATTTTGCTAAAAATTATATTCAAATTGTTACTCTAGATTATGGTTTGCAACCATTTAAACCATATCCATTTCAGGAGACGATGATTGATAGATTTCATAATCATCGTTTTAATGTATGTAAACTTCCAAGACAGTCGGGAAAATCAACAATTGTAGTTTCGTATCTATTACATTATGCAATTTTTAATGATAATGTAAATATTGCAATTCTTGCTAACAAGGCATCAACTGCAAAAGATCTTTTGGATAGATTGCAAACTGCATATGAAAATTTGCCAAAATGGTTACAGCAAGGTGTGATGACATGGAACAAAGCATCTCTGGAGTTAGAAAATGGTTCAAAAATTATTGCTGCTTCTACTAGCGCCTCTGCGGTACGTGGTGGCTCTTACAATATTATATTTTTGGACGAATTCGCGTTCATTCCTAATCATATCGCTGATCAGTTCTTTAGTTCTGTTTATCCTACTATTTCATCAGGTAAAAATACCAAAGTAATTATTGTTTCCACTCCTCACGGAATGAATCATTTTTACAAAATTTGGCATGATGCTGAACGAGGTAAAAATGAATATATTCCAACTGATGTTCATTGGTCAGAAGTTCCCGGAAGAGATGAAAGATGGAAAGCACAAACTATTGCAAATACATCCGAGCAACAGTTTAAAGTTGAGTTTGAGTGTGAATTTTTAGGGTCTGTAGATACTCTCATTTCACCAAATAAACTTCGCACAATGGTTTATGAATCACCAAAAACCAGAAGTGCCGGATTAGATGTTTATACCGACTCACAAGAAGATCATGATTATGTAATTAGTGTCGATGTTGCAAGAGGTGTTGGAAATGATTATTCTGCATTTGTCGTAATTGATATTACAACTTATCCACATCAAATTGTCGCAAAATATCGAAATAATGAAATTAAACCTATGATATTCCCTAGCATAGTTGTCGATCTTGCCAAAAATTATAATAATGCATTTATATTATGTGAAGTAAATGATGTTGGTGATCAAGTTGCGAGCATTATACACTACGATTTAGAATATAATAATCTTCTAATGTGTTCTATGCGAGGAAGAGCTGGGCAAATAGTTGGACAAGGTTTCTCTGGTAAAAAAACTCAACTTGGGGTTAAGATGTCCAAGGCGGTAAAAAAAGTTGGATGTCTTAATTTAAAAACCTTAATTGAAGAAGATAAAATAATTTTTAAGGATTATGAAATTATAAGTGAATTAACTACGTTTATTCAAAAATCCAATTCATTTGAAGCGGAAGAGGGGTGTAATGATGATTTGGCAATGTGTTTGGTAATATATGCCTGGTTAGTCGTACAAGATTATTTTAAAGAACTTACTGATCAAGATGTAAGAAAAAGACTATACGAAGAACAAAAAAATCAAATAGAACAAGATATGTCACCTTTTGGATTTATTGTAGATGGTACTGAAGAAACATCTTTCGTAGATTCTGGGGGAAATAGATGGTTTACTGATGAATATGGAGATATGTCATATATGTGGGATTATATGTAATGGATTTTGATAATCAGTTAAATCTTGGTCATTTATTACTCACAGATAGAAGATGTAGAAAATGTGGACAAATAAAAAATTTAGTTGATGATTTTTATAGAACCCATAAAGATAGAGGTCCAGTACCATCTTCATATGCATATGAATGTAAAGAATGTACTATAAAGCGTGTAGTTATGAGTAAAATGACATCTTCAGTTTTGGATAAATGGGAATATCCTGATTGGTAGATATTCACGTCATGTTTTCCCTATGTAAAGTATCTTTTTAATAAATATTTTTAGTTAAACTGAGATTACGGAGAAAAACATGGCGACTCCTCAATTATCTCCCGGAGTACTGATTAGGGAGGTTGATTTAACTGTAGGAAGAGCTGATAATGTCCTTGATAATATTGGGGGTTTTGCAGGTCCTTTTGCTATTGGACCAGTAGATGAACCAATTGATATTGCAACCGAAAATGATCTAATTAATGTTTTCGGTAAACCAAGTAGTGTTGATAACCATTATGAGTATTGGATGAGTGCATCATCCTACTTATCATATGGTGGCGTAATGAAGGTTGTCAGAACGGATGGAGACGATCTAGTAAACGCAAATGCTAAAAGAATCAGAAGTGGGGAAGTTACTAGTTTAACAGTAAATACTCAAGATGGTGGTGGGTTATCTACATATCGCGCAGAAGGTACATATACAATTGCTAATGGAGACTATACAACTTCCGGCGATGGTACTGATTTAGTATTAACTGTTGGAGTTGGTGCCACTGGTGTGGCATCCGCAACTCTTGTTGCCGGCGGTGTTGGATTTGTGGAAAGCGATACAATCACTATATTAAACTCAGAATTGGGTGCAACTGGAATTGGAACAACAGGAACTTTTGTTCTTAATGTTGCAGATATCTACACAAATGGCGGTGTATCTATTGTTGGTCAGTCAAACTTAAAGATTAAGAACTTTGATGATTATCAAGCAAATCATTCGGATGATATTGCTTCATATATTTTTGCAGCAAAAAATCCAGGAACCTGGGCAAATTCTTTAAAAGTATGTATTATTGATGATAGAGCAGACCAAATTCTTGCAGTAGGATCTACCGTAGCATCTCAATCAAAAGTTGGTTATGCAGTTACGATTTCAGTCAATAACATAGTTTTACCTGGTGTTGCTGGAACAGAATCATTTAGTGGTTTAGTCAAGGGAATTATCACTGGTGTTCAAGATGATGCTATTGATGTAAAGATTGTTTCTCGTGTAGGTGTTGGAACTGATGTAGATACGCCGATTACTTATAAGAGAAGAAATCAAGCGTCTTCAATTAGACCAGAAAATACCGTTTACATTACCAATGCTGGTACTGCGGTTACTTCAATTCAACTAGGAAGCGTAGAATCCTCAGTATTAGACTGGTATGATGAGCAAAAGTTAGACTTAACTAATGGTGAAATTTATTGGAAATCAATTGCACCTAAACCAATTTCTAATGGTTACGTTGTAGATAGAAATGGAAGAAATGATGCGATTCACGTTGTAGTTGTAGATGACACTGGAACTGTTACTGGTATTCAGGCAAGTCTTCTTGAAAAGCATTTAAATCTTTCTAAGGCAACTGATGCAATTTCTGCGGTCAATTCTCCACAGAAAATTTTCTGGAAAGACTACCTTGCACTTTATTCGAAGTATGTATATGTGGGTGATAACCCATCAGATTTAAGTAATAACGAAGAAGTTGTCCAAACTGGATTTTCTCCAAATACAACATCTCCACTTACTGTTGCAGATGGTCTATGGAACGAACCTGCACAAGATAAAACATTCTCTGCAATAGGTAATGCAACCTATGAATTACTTGGTGGTTCAGATTACTTAACTGGTGGTGGTTCCGGAAGTTTTACAGCATCTCTCGGAAACTTAATGACTTCATATAGTCTTTTTGAAAATCGCGATGAAATTCAAGTTGATTATTTAATTATGGGCCCTGGCTTAACTACCAAATCAGAATCGCAACAGAAGGCATCTCACCTAATTTCGATTGCAAATGGTAGAAAGGATTGTGTTGCGGTAATTTCTCCACATAGAACTGATGTAGTTGATGTTACAAACACCACTACTCAGACTAATAATATTATTGAATTCTTCTCTCCACTTGGTTCTTCGTCTTATGCAATTTTTGATAGTGGATATAAGTACACTTACGACAGATTTAACAATAAATTCCGTTATATTCCTTGCAACCCAGATGTTGCTGGACTGTGTGTAAGAACTTCAATTTTTGCTTATCCTTGGTTCTCCCCCGCTGGTCAACAAAGAGGAATTCTGAATAATGCTATTAAGTTGGCATATAATCCAACAAAAGCACAAAGAGATTTACTCTATCCACAAAGAGTTAATGCCATTATTAATCAACCGGGTATTGGTATTCTCCTCTTTGGTGACAAGACTGCTCTCGGATATGCATCTGCATTCGATAGAATCAATGTTCGTCGTTTGTTCCTCACTGTTGAGCAAGCACTCGAAAGAACTG